GGGAACAGAAAAACGCAATAGAACAAGATATGGCACCCTTTGGATTTTTAGATGATGGTTTAGAAGAAGAACAAATTATAGACGACCAAGGAGAAGTGTGGAATCCTGTACAGGTTCGTAAAGGTTTGTAATAATATAAATATCAGTGAGATTAATGATACTTATTAGCTAATAAGGAGAATAACAATTATGGCATTTCAAGTTTCACCAGGTGTTCTCGTACAAGAAAAAGACTTGACAAATGTTGTACCAGCAGTTGCGACTTCGATCGGCGCAATCGCTATACAATCTACTCAAGGACCACTTGATGAAGTTGTAACCATTGGCTCAGAAAAAGAATTAGTAGAACAATTTGGTAAACCAGATAGTAATACTTTTGAATATTTTTATGCAGCCCAATCGTTTTTACAATACTCATCAAGCTTAAAAGTTGTAAGAGCTTCAAATACTGGTCTACTTAATGCAACTGCAAATGGTAGTGGTTTACTAATCAACAACACAACATCATATCAGAATGACTATTCTGGTGGTGCTGGTTCAGTTGGTGCGTGGGCGGCTAGAACTGCAGGTGCACATGGTAACAATTTAAGAGTGTCCATTTGTCCTTCATCAACCGTTTATGAAGAAACTGCAAAAACAACAACGCAAGATACTGACTCTGCTGTAGGTGATACATCTATCGTAGTACAATCTTCGACTGGGTTTTCAATCGGCGACATCATAAACTTTGGCGAAACAGGCGGATACGAATATAGGGTAACAGCTATATCTAATCAAACAATAACTTTCGTTAGACACCCTTCAGGTGTTGGTGGTTTACATACTGCTGTAGCTAACGGATCAAGCGTAAGAAGAAGATGGCAATATTACGATCAAGTATCGGCTGCGCCAGGAACTTCACCTTATGTTTCAGACAGAGGTGGTTCAGGAGACGAACTACACGTTGTTGTTGTTGATGAAGATGGTGGTATCACAGGTAAAGCAGGAGAAATATTAGAAGTATATGATTCATTATCAAAAGCTTCTGACGCAAAAACTCCTCAAGGTGATACAAACTATTATCCTGATGTAATATACAATCAATCACAATACATTTACTGGATGGATCACATATCTGGTGGTACTAATTGGGGTTCAGCTGCATTAAATTTAACATTTACTTCAGTCACTTCAGTTAACAACGCACCATTATCTGGTGGTTCAGACGGTTCTGCTGTATCAACTGCTCAGTTAAAAACTGCATACGAAAAGTTTGAAGACGCTGAAACGGTTGATGTAAACTTAATTATCGCTGGTAAAGGCGACGCTACTCACATAGATAACTTAATTACTATTGCAGAGAACAGAAAAGACGCTGTTGTATTCTGCTCACCTGAGAGATCAGATGTAGTTAACGTGACTTCTAGTGTCACTCAAACATCCAATGTTAAAGGATTCTTTGATGGTGTTAGATCATCTTCATATGTAGTATTCGATAGTGGATACAAATATACATATGACAAATATAATGATGTGTTTAGATTCGTTCCTTTAAACGGAGATGTTGCAGGATTGGCTGCAAGAACAGACCTAACTAACGACTCATGGTTCTCACCTGCTGGTTTGAACAGAGGAGTTTTAAGAGGTGTTGTTAAACTTGCTTATAATCCGACAAAAGCAGAGAGAGACGAACTTTACAGAGCTAGAATTAACCCAGTGGTTACATTCCCAGGACAAGGTACAATCTTGTTTGGTGATAAAACTGGATTAACTGCTCCTAGTGCGTTTGACAGAATAAATGTTAGAAGACTATTCATTACTTTAGAGAAGGCAATATCAACTGCTTCTAAATTTCAACTCTTTGAATTTAATGACGAATTTACAAGAGCAAATTTCAGAAACATTGTAGAACCTTTTTTAAGAGATGTACAAGGTAGAAGAGGTATCACAGACTTTTTAGTAGTATGTGATGACTCAAATAACACTGCTGAAGTCATTGATAGAAATGAGTTTAAGGCTGACATTTTTGTTAAACCTGCTAGATCAATCAACTTTATAACACTTCAATTCGTAGCGACTAGAACAGGCGTTGCATTTAACGAAGTAGTAGGAGCGTAAGAACATGCCAAACATTAATGACTTTAAAAGTAAATTAAGAGGCGGCGGAGCTCGTGCTAACCAGTTTAGAGTGACAATGCCTTTCCCAGGATATGCTGCTGTAGGTGGTGAAACTGAAGAAATGAGTTTCCTATGTACATCAACATCTTTACCTGGTATGACAATAGGTGAAGTACCTATTCCATTTAGAGGTAGGGAGTTATATGTTGCAGGTGATAGAACATTTGCTACATGGACAACAACTATCTTAAATGATACGGACTTCAAACTAAGGAACGCATACGAAAGATGGTTAAATGGTATTAACAATATGTCCGATAATGAAGGACTTGTTAATCCTGCTGACTATCAAGTTGACGCTTTTGTTGACCAATTAGACAGAAACGGCAATGTGATTAAATCATATACATTTAGAGGAATGTTCCCAACAACATTGGATGACATTGCTTTAGACTATGCGACTAATAATGCAGTAGAATCGTTTACTGCTACGCATAGATACCAGTACTTTGAAACAAATACAACTACTTAATAGACGACTAAATAGTTAAGTAGAATTGGAGAAATATTATGGCAGAGCTGTTTGGGTTTAAGATTGAGAGATTAGGTTCCTCAAAGGTCGACCCACGACAAAATATAGTTCCACCACAAGCGGATGACGGTACACAAACCGTCCCCGCTGGTGGGTTTTTTGCGTCTTACGGAGGTTTTGATGTAAATGCTAGGAATGAATTAGACCTCATTAGAAGATATAGAGAAATATCGTTGCATCCTGAATGTGATTTAGCAATTGAGGACATTGTATCAGAAGCAATTGTCTCAAACGAAACTCAACAATCAGTGCAATTAGACTTATCACACATTAATTATAACGACTCAATTAAAAGAGCAATAAGAGAATCTTTTGACGAGATATTAGATTTGTTAAGATTTGATACTAAAGGGCATGACATTTTTAGAAGATGGTATGTTGACGGCAGAGTATTTTATCACAAAATAATTGATAAAGATTCACCAAGAAAAGGTATAACAGAATTAAGATATATCGACCCTCGTAAAATAAAAAAAGTAAGAGAGGTCAGAAAAAATAGAGTAGATGGTATGCCTGGTTCGTTTGCAATGACAAACAAATATCAGGAGTTTTATCTATTTAACGAAAAAGGAATACATCCTACTGCAACATCAAACGCAGGTGGATTACAAATTGCTACAGATGCTATCGCATATTGTCCATCAGGATTAATTGATACTAGTAAAAATATTGTATTATCTTATTTACATAAGGCAATCAAACCTGTTAATCAATTAAGAATGATTGAAGACGCTGTTGTAATATACAGAATTGCTAGAGCACCTGAAAGAAGAATATTTTATATTGATGTAGGTAATTTACCTAAGATCAAGGCAGAACAATATTTAAGAGATGTCATGGCAAGATACAGAAATAAACTTGTTTATGATGCAAGCACAGGAGAGATTAGAGACGACAGAAACTATATGTCTATGCTTGAAGACTTTTGGTTACCTAGAAGAGAAGGTGGTAGAGGTACTGAAATTACTACTTTACCTGGTGGTCAAAATTTAGGAGAGATTGCAGATATAGAATACTTCCAAAGAAAATTATATCGTTCTTTAAATGTTCCTATTAGTAGATTAGAAAGTGGTTCTGGATTTAATTTAGGTAGAGCTGCAGAGATTAGTAGAGATGAAGTTAAATTTACTAAATTTGTAGGTAGATTAAGAAAGAAATTTACTATGTTATTCCATGATCTATTAAAAACACAATTGATTCTAAAAGGTGTAATTGCACCTGAAGATTGGGATCAAATGAAAGAGAAGATTTACTTTAATTTCTTACAAGATGGATACTTTGCTGAACTTAAAAATTCAGAGATGATGAGAGAAAGAGTAGGTCTTGCTAGAGATTTAGAACAATACGTTGGTAAATACTTTAGTCATAAATATATTAGAACTAAAATTTTAAAACAAAATGAAAAAGAAGTAGATGATATTAATAATGAAATTAGTGCTGAAAATGAAGAAACTCGTATAAGTGACGAGATGAAAGCAAACAGAGAAAAACTAAAATCATTTACTGGTGGTGATACACCAGAACAAGAAGAAGAAGGTAAAGAATAATGTCAGATCAATCATACGATAGAGTAAGACAACTCGTAAAAAATTTAGGCCTAAAACATAAAGGTGGTGGGGCATACGAAAAAGATGGTGAGTACTATGGTCGTGTGACAAAAGATAAAGGTCAGTATGTACTTAAAAGAGCAGGTAAAATGCAAAAAGGTAGAATGCTCTCTAAATCAAAAGTAGAGTATAAACCAGAAGTAAAGAAAAAACTTATAGATGTTATTAATAACTTACCAGATCCTGACTCTAGTTATCCAATGGACAAACAACCAGATTCTGTTAAAAAAGATTTAAAAAAATTTGGTTTAGGAACAACATATGATGGCGATAAAGTATATGATAAGATGATGAAGGCCTTTGATAAGGCACTTAAACCTGAAGATAAAGAAGGTCAAAGATTAAAAAAGAAAATAGAAGATAAATGGAAAAAAAGAGGTTCATTAGGTGGTGCAGATAAAAACGATAAATTAATTTTCGGTGGTGATGAAACAATAGGTGCTCTCTTTAATCATATTAGATTATCAGGAGAAAGAGCTGATCCTGATAGAGGTCCTGAAACAGATGTAAAAGATAAACCTAAAACTATTGATAAAGTAGAAAAGAAAACCTATGAAGTTTTTGTTAATATACCCTATGAAAATGTAGAGGGTGGTCAAGGACAAGGTAATGAAGATCCTGAAGATGACGAAGAACGACCTGATGATGAACAAATATACATTAATATTAAGGCTGAAAATGATGAAGAGGCACAAGCAAGAGCAGATGTAGAAGCCGATGAAGCATATGACAAGTTAGTTAAAAGAGCAGCTAAAAAATATCAATATCATAGACCTGACTACGACATGATGGAAGTTGAAGTCAATGAAATAGAATCAAAATCTAAAAAAGAGAGTATTGAAAGGAAAAACATGGTAAAAGAAAACTTAAATAAATTTGTAGACTCTTTAGCAAAGGGTGATAATGTTGAAGCCAAAGACGCATTTAATAATGTAATGGCAGACAAAGTATCATCTGCTTTAGATACAACAAAACAAAATATCGCTACATCATTATATCAACAACCAGAAACACCAAATTCAGTTGTTGGTGTTGATACACCTGATAATGTTGAGGTAGCAAATGACGACAACGCTCAGTAATCTTCGAATTAAAATAGACGAAGGTAATGATTACAAAAGAAGTAGGCAATACAACAAATTGTCTCCTAAAGTAAAAAGAGCTGTTGATATGGTATATAAGTCTATTGAGACAGACAAAAACGCAGTTGCTAATTTTGAAAAAAATGTTAGTGCAGCTGCAAAAAAACATAATGTTAGTAATAAAGATTTAATGAATTATTTTGATAAAGAGACATTAACAATTTTAAGGAGATAAAATGGCAGTTAGAAATAGAACACTAACAGATAACGCTTTCGGAACAAAAGTACTTGTATCTTTAGACGATCACGGCTCTGCTGTTACCATTGACGCAAGTGAATTAGCAAATGCTGCTGGTACTGGTAATAGATTC